CAATCCCCAGTCCTGTGATTTGTCACGGTTTAGCGTTTTGTTGTGTGCATTTGGTCGGCAGCCGCTTTCGCGTGCCATCACAGACTCAAGCACGGTGCGCTGATCGGCAGGCCAGCCCAGGTTTATAGCAAGCGCGCTGAACTGCTCACAAGCCGACGTGTACGGGTCAATGTAAACCGTAGAGCTGGTGGTCGTAGGCGGCTCAATTAGGTACGGTTCAACGCTTATCGGCTTTAAGGGCATGATGCTAGATACGTCGCTAGACGCGCTAGGAGCCCCTGTGAGCGCCGTAACGCCAAAGACCGTACAAAGCACTAGCCCTATGATTTTCTCTGCTAAATAGTTCATTTTTTCTCCAAAGGTATTGGCACGCCCCAAGACGAAACGTGCGATCTAAATGCAATTTGTCCCATTAGGAACTTGCCCGATTCTGGGTTAGTAAAGATCTGAACCAAGATTTCTTGGCCGTTGTCCATCACTCCTGTATAGACGCTGTAATCAAAGATCTGTGGGTCAGTCATTGCCTGTCCTTTTGTCGGTACTCCGACCCTAGAACATAGATCAAGCCTTAGGTGGGATTTCCCCGAACACCTTTAGGAATGCGGCTTTAACGAAAATCACCGAGTCGGCAGCTTGTGGTGAAATCTCAAAGTGGAACCAGTCGCCACCAGGTGCTCCGCTGACCGTTGGCTTGGTGTACTTGCTCCACGCTTGACGATCGCAACGCCATGCGCGACCGTGCGGTGATGGAAAATAATCAATCACCATCTGGATGCCTAACTCGTTGGCGTTCGCGCACAACTTTTCTACAAACGGCAACGCAGATTTGCGTGAGGATTGCGGGTGACGTGCATCCCCTCGATACGACATGTCTACCGCGCGACCAGTTGCGTGTACTGACAAACTGCCAGGCTTTCCTTTCATGTCCCTACGCCCGTAAGACCCGTTGTTCCAAAGCGCGCCACCTGAATGGTGTATCACTTGTTTAATAAACTCGTTCATGCCGGCACGTGGGCCTGCTGCTGGGCCGTCAGCGTTACCGATGTAGTCACGTGCACCTGGCACGCCAGCTTTAGCTTTCGCTGTTGACACGCCCAAAGCCTGCATCTTTAGGGTTTACCCAGCGAAGCAATGGTGGGATAATTGCTGCGATTGCACCTTTGCCAAAGTCACGTGGGTCTGTGGTGCCTGTTGAGTACACGGCGATAAGCGCGCCAATTACTGATCGTAGGTAACTGGCGATCATGGCTTTGTCTTTAGGGTTCATCGTGTCCGTCCTTTGTTTTGTTCTTTAGTCCGTTGGATGCCAATAAGCCTATAAGACCGCCAGAGAGGGTCATGAGCATAGGGTTCAGCACAGAAAACGCTTCAGCGTCATTTGGGGCCTGTTCGAGCGGCTGTACGACGAATAGCAATCCGTACAAAAGTGTAAAAATAGAGCCAACAAAAGCAAGCGTTAAACCAATGCCGACGACAAGAATAAGTCGTGCTTTGATTTCGTCGTTGGTGTATCTAGCCACAGCGACCACCGCCAACAGCAATTTCTGTTGTCAACGTAATTGCTTTGTTTTTGGTTCGAATGCAGTTCATACGTTCCCGATCAGAACATCCAGCGCAACCCCACAAAACGACTGCAATTAACGCGCCGTAGCCGATGAGGTAACGCCATTTCATTATGGGGCTGGCGGGTATGGGTTTGCGTCTTTAATTGCTTGAACTGCAGCTTCCCAATCAGCCTGTGTTTTTGTGCCACGTTGCCATTCAAAAAAGATTGGGTCGCTTGTTTTAATGTAATTAAAATGGCGTGTTTGTTCTACAGCTTTGCATTGGCTTTCGTAATCTACGGCCGGCCATTGTGCGTCTAGTTCGGCTTGTGTTGGTTTTGGTGTGCTGTCAAGCCATACAAGGCCGTCGTATGTGTCACCGTCTAAAGACCATTGCGCTAGCGGATAATTAAGGCTAAGAATTGCGGTGTAGTTAATCATGCTGCGATCTCCATAACGGTAATACTGCAAACTGTTCGTGATCGGCCAGAGCTGTTTGTATCGGTGCTCGAAGCCCCAAATGCCACAGTTGTTGAACCAGGGCTTGCCACTTGAATTTTGTACGTTGTTGCGGTTGTTGTGGCTGGACTGTCAATAAACATAATGTTTCCTGCGGCTTGTTTATCCCCGTTAATAGCGGCTAAGTCGTTTGTTGCTTGAATACGTGACCCAGCAGCGTCGCCAACGTCTATGGCTGACGCACCGCGCATAAGCCGAATAAAAGCGCTTGTTGTTGTTGGATCGCAACCAATCATAAAAGACGACAACACGAGAATTGTGCTTGTTGCCGAGGTTGGGGTAATAGAAACTGATAATCCCGTGACATCTGTAAATGTCGCACTTGTAGTAGTAAACGGGCTTGTTTTATTTGTGGTTACAACCTGAACAATTTTTGACGATAAAGCAGTCCATGCCGCGCCGTCATAAAACTGGGTTTGGTTGCTTGCTTCAATGTAAGCAAACTGACCTTCTGCCAGCACCTTTTCACCTGCACCACCAAAAGCCGCATCGCGCGTAGTAGTCGTCGCGAATACTGGTATGCCTGTATTGACCTGCGTCATTTCGGCAGCTGTTAATACTTCGCCAGCAATGAAATCTGGTACTGCGGTTTGTGCGTTTGCTCCCATAAGTGCTCCTATCCTAAGACATTTTCAGCGTCAAGTACGCCATAGATCAGATCATCCAAAATTAACTCAAACACGATTGTTGTTGGCGCGGTGCTGTAAAGGACGCTGTGGCCTGTACTGAAATCCAGCCGATGCTCAATGCCCTCAACGGACAGCTCTTGCGCCAATTGGGTTGTGCCGGTACCGCTGGCAAACGACTTTTCAACGCTGATGGTGTCGCCAATATCTACGGTTGCCAAAGTGTCTTTTTGCGCTGTGGTCAGCATCAGATACTTAGTTGCCACGGATGTGTAGCGCGCTTCGGGCTCTGGGTTTAGCAGATAGGACGCTGCGGTGTCAATCTCTCCCTGCACATGAAGCAGGCTGTTTGTAATGCTTGATGTCTGAATAAAATATGTCGCAATAGACCCTGAATCCGTTGCGGTTGCCGTTTTGCCATCAAGAGCTGTGAGCACCGATCTGTTAATAACCGAGTCAGCCTCAAAGGAAATTCCTACCCCGTCATACTTAAAGTTTGTGCCGTCATCATGAAAGTCTGCAACAGGCGCGCTTAACGTATTGCCCACACGCGGCTGAAAGGTCAAAACCCCCGCGCGTGACATGAACAATCTGCCAAACTCCGCGGTCTCATTGATCTGCGTCAGGTATTGCAGCACGTTTGTTCCTGCCGGCACGGTGTAGGCGCTGTCGTGGCCAAGGTTGACGGTGCCTGTGGCAATGTTTCGAGCGCCTGCTGGAAAGTCAACCTCTGGTAGGTCTAGGACGGTTTCTATGCGTTCGCCTGATGTTTCTGGGGTGACGTTTAGTTCGTCTAAGTATGTTTGTGCCAGTAGATAAAACTGGTCAGCGCAATACACGGTGACACTATCCAACCCTCCGAGCGCAAAGTTGTAGTCATAATTAATAACGAAACCAGAAAAGATTGACTCGGGCACATTGGTTGAGCTGTAACGGATTAGTCGAACTTCGCGCAATGGGGCAAGACCTGGCTTGGCTTGAGGTGTGTCCCAATAAGGCGAGTTCTGATCAAACGGATTGAAAATCCCTGACACGTCTTGAATGGTGAATGTCATTGTGCCAGCGCTGAACTGATCGCCCACGTCACGGCGACCGCGCCGCACGTTAATGCTGACAGTCGAATCCATCACATCGGCAAACTCGGTCGTGCCGTCCAGCACATACTCGGTGTTATTCAGTACGCCTTTAACAGCGTCGTCAAGAATAAACGCATCCTGCACAAACCCTGTGGCGATCTGCAAGTCATAGTTGCCTGAATCAACAACGGCTACGCCTGGCATCACGCCACCTGTAACTGCAACGGCCCAGCGCTACGCGAATAGGCGCGCAAAGCGTTAACGACCGATTCACCGATCTCGGCGCTTGTGGCAAGACCGCCTGTGACGTTAATAGTGATACCGCCACCCATGTTCCCTAATCGGTCTAATGGGATTACTGCCTCTGATTGGCCGCCTTCGCCGATCATTGCCAATGTTGGGCGCGTCACGATGCCACCATCGGCCATGCGCGGGATGTTTGGCATAGTTGGTGGAGGTTTCGGCGCGCTAGGAATCAATTTTGAAAAGTCAATCCCATCAAGAATGTTTGCCACGTTGCCAATTACTGGCATGGCAAGTCCGCCAAGAATGCGCGCTGCAAGCCCGCCAATGCTGTTGATTCGCTCAGCTGCATCAACAAGTTTATTAAACGCTAGAGCTAAACCGATTACCGCCGCGGTTGCCAAAATAAACGGGTTAGTTGCCAAAGCGATGTTTAACGCAACGACGGCAGCTGCGATCGCTCCAATAGTAATTGCAATTCGAGTAAACACTTCTGGGTTGTTTTGCGCCCAATCTGCAAACTTTTGCATGTAAGGCAAAACTTCCTCAAGCACAGGCAAAAACGCTGCACCAATTCCTTCTTTAGTTTCAGCAATTGAGTTCTTAAAGATTGCCATTTTACCTGCAGCGGTTTCAGCGTTTGCTGCAACAGACCCGCCAAACGTTCCGCCAAGCACGTCCATAACTTCGTTGAGTGTCGCGCCCTCTTTGATCATTGTTGCCATTTCTGGACTCAACGATCGAAGCGCCTTAAAGTTGCCCTGATACGCCTTAGCCAATGCGTCGGCCACAGTAGAACTGTCCATCTGGAGCGCCGTGCTGATATCCATAACAAGGTTCATGTCTTTCATGGCCAAGTCAACGTCTTTGGTACCGCGCACAAGTGCTTCAAGCGACTTGCGATATTCGGTGTCGGCAATGCCAGACGCTCGAGACATTGCGCTGATCTGTTCCTCAATCTGTGCGGTCTGCGCGGCTCCAGCGCCTGTCACATTCTGCAAAGTAAGCGCTAAGGCCGCTTGTTCTTGCTGGTCTTCCATTGCGGCTTTGGTTGCGTCACCAAGTGCCAATGCCAATCCGCCGAGCGCCGCAGCTGCCGGCACCGCAGCCTTCTTAATCGCAAACTGGGCTTTCTCCGATGTCGTTTCAAGTTGCTTAAACTGGGCAATAGCCTTCTTAATCCCTTTGCCGTCAAACTCTGAAATGATCGGGATATTGATTGCCATTACGCGGTCTCTCTGTTCGCTTCATCCATGACGCGCTTAACCAGTTGCTCCATCTCGGACATGACATCACTTTGGCGTTGCTCGTACGCTTTCCACATTACTCGCGAACGACTCCCATAGCGTGCTGTTAGCGCGCGCCCTAAAGACCCAGACATGGACGTGTCAAACATGGTGCCAGTCGCGCCTTTCCATTGAATGGCAAACGTGCCAACATTGGTTTTGTTTCCGCTGTACTCCTTGATCGCTCGAGTATTGATCTTGGCAGCGATCTTTTGTTTCATGCCAGGTATCCACGGCAAGATCTGGAACCCTGATCGGGTTTGCCAATTGCGCGCCATACCAGACAGCGGAACGCCAGTAGGCACAAGTTTGTTTGCATCGTCAATAACAGGCTGCACGATCTTTTTGTAGTCCTTGGTGATTTCTCGGCGCAAAGATTTGTCAATCTTGTTGAGGGTCTTTAAGGCATCCTTAAGCCCTACGACCTCAATCTTTGCCGATACTTCCGCCACGTTATCTCCGTTTTTTGTTTGCCTCGTTAAGCACTTTAATGACCGTTGCTACATCTCGAGCGTCAAACACAATGTCGCTAGGCCACCAACCGACCGCGACCAAGATCTCTGCTAGTTGGCGGCGGTAGGTGCCGCGTCCGTAGGGTTTGGGTCTGTCTCGTCCAGTACCGGCAGAATGTCGATGTCAGGGTTTTTGCTTAGCCATTCGCGCCAGTTGTCACCAACTTGCTCGCCTTTAATCTTGAGAATTGTGTGCATCCAGCAGGCGTAATCCGAGTACAACGGGTTTGCGGAGAGCTGTTGAATGTTGCGGCGCTCAAGGCGTTCCCATTCAGTAACCACAAACAGGTTTGTGTAGTAGTACTCGGGTGCGCTGTCGGGCGTGCGCTTTAACTGCAACTTGATCTTCATGTTTCTCCTATGTCGGCTTGGAGCCGTTATTTATGCGGTTACGTCAAGCGTCAGCGCGCCACCCATGAACGTAATGTCATAGGTTGACAACTCGCCAAGGGATGCGTTAATAACTGGCAACGACTCAAGGTAGCAACCAGTCAAAATAAACTTCGGGTTAGTTGCTGACTCTGCACCTGACGCTGGGGTCAACGTAATGTTGGTCTTAGTGCCAACCAACGGGAACAAGGTTGCGTAAGTTTCGGTCGCTGCAAACGATGCGTACATCGTCAAGGTCACTTCGTTGTTGACAAGGCCAGCGGTGTAACTGCGTGAGTTAGTGCCAAACGCGGTGTCTTCAAGCGCTTCAACCAAATAGGTCAATGTTGCTGCGCTGCACATGTCCGTCAGATCAACGCTGTTAATTGTGAGGACTGGGTTTGAGAGGTAAGTGCTACTGGCCATAAATGCTCCTTAGGTTATGTTCTGATAGTAGATGATTTGTGTTGCTTAGTTGTGGATTACGAAGTTTGGGCTTGGATAGCGCAATCAAGGTCGTAGCACGGATACAACGCGCCACCGATCTCAAGGCTTGACGGACGGCCACCCATCACGATGATCTTGGAGCCAAGCACGGTTGCAACAATGCTAAGAATCTGACGCAGTACCGGCAGGCCTGCTGGGCCCGAGCCGATCACTTTGACAGGGAACTCGAGGCGTACTACGTTGCCGTTGCCTGCGATGGTCGTAAAGTTTGGCGCGTCTAAATAAACCGAGTTACTAACAAGTTTGGTTGCATCATTTATTACACGGAGCCCAGTTACCGCGGTAAGCGTTGCTGTGACGTCATCAATCGCTTCGTTAAACAGGTCGGTGTACGACATCAGGCAACCGCTGGACGTGGGATGCCAAGCAGTTGCTTGACGATCGGGGTCAGGCTTTGTTGTGATGCCGAACCCATGCCGTCAAACGTGGCGTAGGTTGCCTCTATTGACCCTCTGGAGCGCCACAGAGCGGCGCAATACATCAAAGTGCCCAATGTTGCGTCACCGCCTGGTGAGGTCGTTAGGGAGTCAATATAGCCCGATTCCTGACGCCTGCGATAACAGAACTGGTTGCCAGCCGATACAGATTGCGTAAGCAACGTGTAGTCATCTGACGGGTTAGGAATGTTGATGCCCAAATATGTTGCAACTTGCGCAGCTGTCACCCACGTGCAAACAGGGTCATAGGCAACGGTGCCAGACGCGGCGACACGCTCAACATCGCTTGCGGTCTTTGCATAAAGCACTTGATCGGCGACCGGCATTTGATAGTCGTAGAGCAGATCGCCTTCGGTATCAACGCCAATAAACAAATACTGTGGCAATGCGCGCACGCTATAAGTGCCGTTAAATGTGGCGTCAACGCCTGCAACCGTAATTGACTGGCCGACTGCAATCTCGCTGGGGGTCAGGAGTTGCAGTACGGCAAAGTCATCAATTAGGTACTTGTTGGTAACCGTGTATGTTGCCATGAGCGGATGCTCCGCTCTCGACTAGGCGATTGCGATTGACTTAACCTGATCGCCGTCTGCGATAAAGGTTGAGACGTAGCCGTAGTAGGAGAATGTGCGACCCAAGGTTGCAGGTACTTCTACTGACATGATTCCACGAACTTGCTCGTAGAACTCAATCGCAGATCCGCGTGCTACAACCATCGTGTTGTCGGCAAATGCGCGGTCAACGACCAAGTTCAAGCCCAATGGGTTGAACGTGTTCATTTGTGTTACGCCGCCTGTGCCGAGTCCGTTGATGCCCATGAGTCCTGCTGCGCCGGTGTATGGGAAAATTGGTCGCTTGTCTCCGTCCAACTGACTTCCCATTTTTTTCCATACGTCTGGACTGACGAAAATGTGGTCAGGCAGGAAGTTGGTTGCGGTGAGGATGTCGGTTGCTGCGTCGTACAATGCTGCGATCAACGATGTTGGGTTGTCAGCTGTAACTGTCCAGGTTGAACCTGATGCTGTGTCGCCTGCGAGGATTGCGTTACATGCAACTGCATCTGACTGCAACATGTATTGGCCTGCGAGGTCTCGCAAAATGATTTCCATTGCTGCAGGTGAAGTGAAGTCGATGTCTTGTACTGACAAAGTAACTTGACCGGCAAGCGTGGTTTTGGTAACAACATTTGATGCGATTACTGGCGTGGTTGCTGATGCTGAACCAAGTTCTGATTGTGAACCTACCGAGGTGTGGGTCGTCCAAGTTGGGCGAATCCATGTCTTTGATTGTCCACCGTCTGGCATTGCGCGAGCGCCAACTGCCGTGACTACTGGACGGATGTAGTTCAAGTCATCAAATACTGGCCCAAGAACTGGTACTGGCAAAAGACCAGGTGTGTCCGTGGTAAGTACATCGCCTGCAGCTGCTTGAAGTGCTGACTGCTTTGAAATTGCAAACTCGCGTGCGGCTGCTGCCACGTTGCGGAAAGTTTCTCCGCCAATGTGCATCGCTGCAAGGTATTCACCTGGTGTTGGCAAATCAAACTTGCGCTTTGCCTGTGCGTAAATTGGTGCAGTAGGGATGGTTGCCTCGACTGCGGTTTCGTTGATTTCGGACATTTCTGGTTTCTCCTCTACTGGGGTTACTTCTTCATTTAACACTACTTCTTCGGGCTCTTGGTGGATACTCGCTGCAACTTTGGTGATGTTTGCGGCATCGCCGAAAGCGCCGATCGGAACTAGGGATAATTCCATCCAGTCGGCTGACTCAATGATCATTGTTCCTTCTTCGTCATACGAGAACTTGGTTGGGTTTACGCCAACGGACACTTGGTCAATGGTGCCGTCAATGGCCATAACAAGGGCATCGTTACCAAGGCTGGTGGCGCTAATTTTGGCGCTGAACATCATGCCTTCTTCGGTTTCTGCGCGCTCGGTAACTACGCCTACTGGCATAGAGGCATCGTGGTACATGAATAGGCGCGGTGCTTTGCCTTCGACTGGCAATGAGCCTGGGCGAAAGATCACAGCTGTGCCGTCCGAGACTGTTGCCGGCACGTTGTATGGAACGGCTACTCCGCTGATGGTGCGGCGTGGTGCGTCGCCTTTGGCAGCGTCAAGCGTGAACTCTCCTGCGATTAGTTTGATCATCTTGCTAACTCCTCTTGTGTGTTTTCTCTAACAATTACTTCGTCGTCTGCGCGGTCGGCCATAAAGTTTTCTTCTAGGTATTCTTTGGCGTCAAACTCCACGTATGTTCCGCGCGGTAGAACGTTGTCCATTGACAGCGCGCCAGCAATTGCATCGGCATACAGTTTCACACCAAACAAGTAAAGATCGGCGCGCGCCTGCTGTGATGACTGGTAACTGTACGCGCCCGTAGCGACCCCGACGAGGTATGGCGGGGTATTGGCCAAACGTGACATTTCAAGACTTTGGTATTGACTTGCCTCAATTAAAAGCATCTTGTCTGGTGTGCTGTTTGTTTCCGTGTATGTCAAATACTCGTTAAGCGCGGCGGTCTGGTTAGTTGCTCGAGCGGCATTAAAAGCCGATGCCAAATCAGCAAGTTCTTGCGCGCTCAATGGTTCGCCACCAGTTTGTTTTAGTACGCCGGCAGGAATGCTTGATGACGCGTTGCGATTGCGCGCTGCTTCAAGTTTTAGCGCGGTTTCAATTGCGCCAGGTGCCGAGTAAATGATGCCTTGCGCTGGCGACAAGAATTGCACAAGGTTTGCTGGGTCTAGCATCCCGCCGTTAAAATACACTTCTTTAGATGGTGCAAACCAGACGGGACCAACCATGTCGGTCGTGGAAATTGAGCCGGCAGGAATCCTCGTATAGGCCGCAGGATAACCGTCAGCGGTGCGACTAGTGATGTACCAGAACGCTCTCCCGAACATCATCAGGTCATCAAGTGTCCACGACATAAGAAACTGAAATGACACGGTTGGGTCTGGTCGGCGCATCCATGAACGTGGCGCAATGTAGATTTTTTCCATTTCTTCGCCGTTCCAAAATTCGTTGTATGAGCGCAACGGCATTGACCCAATAACCGAGGCCATTAAATCTCGAGCGCGGTTAATCGTTGGAACGCTGATCGCGCGATTGCGCGCTTCGCCTTCTTGGTAACTGTAATACTGGCCGATCATGCTTACGCCAGCAGCGTTACTTGTGTAACCGCCAGCAACCGCAGCTGCCACGCTAGGCGCTGGGCTTATCGCTGCTTTACGAGTTTTGTTAAAGATCGCCATAGTCCTACTTTGTCATATAAGTGGCAACCGCGCATGACTTATCCGATTCCGACAAAAGGCAAGGTGCGCGGTCGCCGCGTTTATCTTAGTTATTTACCGCGACAAGCATGGGCTTTCCGCTAGTAACTGGACGAGCACACATGCCGATACCCCAGACCATTGTTCGCGCTAACTCAATTGGCCCAGGTGATCGCTTGCTTGACAGCACGATTGTGTTGTCGGTGCGAACAGCAACGGCGCGCTGCACGTGTTCGGCAAGCAACTTTTCGCCTGTGTGCAATAGGCGAGCCTCGGCGATCATGTTTTTGGCTAGCGGTGTAAAGCGTCCTAGTTCGGCGTAACCGACCACGACCCTGCGGCGCTCAATGTTCGGTGGGCATGTGGCGTCCACGGTTGGCGACAGAGCAAACCTGATCGTTGGGTCTTTGGCAAGTTCCTGCACGTTGTCCCACAGCTCGGTGATTGACTCGGCGATGAATGCCACGGTGACAAGCACCCGACCGTCTGACAGGTTGACGCATCTGGTCGCGCTGTATCGGGAGTCGTCCAGCGAAGACTCGATCGCCACGACCCCACCGCTAGGTATGTCACCTGTGTATTCCAATGACGGCCAGCGCCCTGGTTCAATCCATCCGCGCACAACGCTGACCCAAAGGTTTAGGGATGCGCGCAAGAACGACGCGCGATCAGGGTTAGTTGACTCTTGTCTTATTGTGTCCATGTCCAACGTGTGGCCAAGTGCAGGATTACCCCACGCCCATGACGCAGGATGCAAAGGGTCAAGGCTCGGGTCAGGCGACCATTCCGCCATGTACATCGTGGACGGCTCGCCTTTGTCAATGGCTCGAATGCCAGCCTCACGCCAACGCTGAAACAGCACAGATTCTTCCGTGCCAGCAGTACTAAAGAAACACGCCAACGGGTTTTTTCTAGCGCGCTGTGCCGGCAAGAGCCCCCCTTCCACGGAATCGGGATTGACATCGAACAATTCGTCCACCACACATAAGTCAATTGACATACCATGACCTTGATTGGGCTTCAACGCCTTCACCCACCACTTGCTGCCGTCTGGCATGGTGGCCTGATAACGACCGTAAGACTTGACGATCTTGGCGCCGTAATACTCCTCAAGGATTGGTGCAAGATCATCAAACAACAAGCAAGCCAAATCCAGTCGGTGAGCACCTGAAACAATGGTTTGTTTCTGTCCACGTATCTTTGGCATCTCAACTAACCAGGCGAGAATTAGTGCCTGAATAATAGTTGTCTTACCATTTTGGCGCGCCACCGAACAGAGCGTTGAGCGATGAACAAAGTGATTGTTCTCATCTACTGCAAGCATTTTTTCAAGTACATGCTTTTGCCACGGCATAAGTGTTACGCCAAGAACCTTCTGGGCCATGTCCCCCACAAGTCCACCGAATGAGCTGACGTAGTCCGGGCTGATCGTTTCCAGTCTTGGCCGATCATGGTTGGTTGGCGCTGGTTCAGGCTGATCAGGGCTGGTGGCGACAAAATGATGGATGGGGCTCGGGGGCAGTTGAGAGCTGTATAAAAAATCGTTTATTGCTTTTTCCCTATTTTGCTTTGCGTTTGCCAATTTCTTATTGCGATACGTTGCGCCTCGAGCGCTGTTGCATGGCTTACATGCTGCGACGTATCCGTCTTCTATTGTTCCGCCTTTGTCTGATTCGACTAGGTGATCTAGTTCTGTTGCTGTGTTCTTCTTGCACCAATGGCATAGCGGTTGGTCGCGCAGTAGTTCTGCACGTGCTTGCTTGTAGATCGTTGTGTCGTGTTCGGTTAGTTTGCGTGTCATCTCACGCGCTTCGCTTGTGCTGACGCGGCGCTTGCGCGCCTTGTCCTCGGTAGTTGTATGTCATGCGTGTTGTCGGGTTCATGTCTGTGCTTTCTTTGTTTGTTAACTGTATGTCATCTGCAGGTCAATAGATGTGTGAATGCTCCACCCACCAGATTGCCCATCCTGGTACCCATTGCATTCAGTCGATTATGTTTACGACTCGCTTCGGCGCTTTGCCTTGCTCATTTCGTCTTGCATGATTAAGGGCGCGCCGATCTACCCTTGTTTCCAAGTGTCACCAACTGCCGTGCGAATGGCTTAGGTCGTGCTACTAGCCAATTGTTTACTGTCTGGGATTGCTGAGAGTGTAGAGAATGTACTCCATGTCGCTTGGCTTCCAGACCGCTGCATGACAGCCAGCCATCTCGCAAGCGTTGAGCCAAATCTTTTGTCCAGGCGTCAACTTGCCCTTTTCTGCCTTTAATTCAATCACTAACGGCCGACCGCCTTGGAATGGGTGCACCATGAACAGATCGGGGAATCCCACATCGCCTTGGACGTTGGTCATCCAGCGTCCTCGAGTGTTCTGTGCCGGCAGATCGTGGTGCACTAACCATCCGTAACGCTTGGCGACGCTAATCACCATGTCCTTAAAATCGGCTTCACTCATTTTAAGATCAGGCTTCATCGGCAGGCACAATCCGTTTGTTGTCCGCTAACCATTCCCATGCTTGCGCCAGTTTTTGCCATGTTTCACGGCTTGCTTCTAAATCCTTGTATCGCTTTTCTAGCAATGCTTTTTCGGCGCGCAATGTGTCAATTACACCGCGCAAATAGTCAATTATTTCAATAGGTGTTGCCCCAGTTTGTTTTTCATCAAATGTCATTTCTTCTCCTGCCACATGATTACTAAAATCGTTCCCCATATACCAATGACAATGCCAATGATGTTAAATGCCACGTAACTCATTTCAGGCGCTCAATGATCTTGGATGCTTCATGCGATTTCAACAGCTCTAAGACCGCGCTGTCGTCGTTTAGTTCGCGATGTATGAACTCCAACAATCCAAGATCATCCATGTTGGCGTCTTTGGCTAGTTTCTTGATGTAACCAATTTGCTTTGGCGTGGCAAATGCACCAGAGGGTATGTGCACAGGGTTTTGCCGTGTATCGGTTGGTGTGCTTAAGCGCTCAACCTTTTGCATTTCTTCGCGCGTGGATTTCTTTGTCCAATCGCTACCCAAGTAGCCAGCCGCGCTAAGTGCCCTACCTTGAGCCGAGGTACAACAATTCTCGATGCGTGACGTGGCATTGACGCCCCGCTCTGTTTTCATTTCTTCTGCGTAGTCCGATGACACGGCAGGTTCGCTTTTAACGAAATGCACGGTGGCCTTAACAACGCAACGCTCACCATCGTCATAAATCAGTTCTGAATAGATCGCGCCTTCTGGATGGTCTACCCAGAATCGCGCTATTCGGTTGGCTACTGGTTCGTAGTCGTTGAGGTTGAATCCCATTAGATGCCAGCCCAGACGCTTAGACGTTGTGCATGGTCATGCGCGCCACCGCGCTGTGCATATGACAGTTCGCCTGTGTTGCGGATAATGCCACGACGCGCAGCTGCATTCAGTCGTCCAGCGATGCCTTTGGTGACAGGGAACTGATCGCCCAGGTGTTTCCAAATGTCGTCAGATGTGAAAAAGCCTTTAGTGCGCGCAACGTGCAAGATTGCAGCGTCAACTTGGTTTTGTTCAGGTTTTGTCCAACGCGCATCAGCGGACGATTGTGACGCCAACATGCCCTCAATAAATGGGGCGTTCTTTCGTGCCGGCACACGGCCATCACAGACGAAATGTGTTTTGCCTGTTATCTCTGGGTAGGCAATTGTTTCTTTGCAGATTGTGCAGGTTTTCATTGTCGGAATTTCCTTGTCGGTTAGGAATGTGCTTGTAGTGCTTTGATTGCTAAGTCGAGTGTAGTCACATCGTGCAATGGCATTGGTTCTTCTAGTGATAGCGAGTTTTTCATGCCTTTAAGACGCTGAATAATGCTTGCGTGCGGATTAGTGCTTATGTCTGCAATTTCGTTAATCAAATTAAAGATTGCCATGTCGTGTTTTGTTGTCATCATTTGCTCCATTACCATTCGTCGGGTTTCTTCTGATAGTTCGCCTTGATTCCATGCAACACCTTCGCTCA